CAAATTAGTTTGTCAAAATAAAGTTATTTCTTAGAATAAAATTGTTCAACAGTCTTAGCATAGTCTTTCCAAAATGTTTTAACATCTTCAAAAGCATCTGCGTAAAACTTTGACCAATATTCTTTGATAGATTTATAATCTAACATTGAGTTCTCCTTTGAGTAAAAGTTGTTTTCTTCAGTCGTATATATCATGCAGGATATATATGTTGCGTTGCAACAAAATTCAAGACTACTTTATGTTAAGATGTATTTTAATTGACTCTATGAAATCATTGATTGCAAGTTCGTATTTCCAACCAAGATACATTCCTAATATTATTCCTAGTATAAACCAAATCATTATTTTTTATCGCACACAAATTTAATTAAGTCAAAGTCTTTAGTTTTAAGATAATCAATAACTTCAGCAATAGTTTGTTGTCTAATATATTCATCTCTTATTTCTTGTGATGTAGGTTGTGGGTATATGCTTTCCCATCTATCTATAATAAATGTTCCTGCATTAGAAGTTAAATCATAACTAGTTATTGGTGCTAAAGATTTTATTACTGTATTAATGCCCCAAGCAAAACCATGTTCGGTTGTAAATGCTTTAATAGTTTTTTCTATATTTAGTTTTCTAATTACCATGCCCAAGAAATAAAAGAATATCTAATACCTTTTTTTATAGGTTCTACCTTATGAGGATATAAAAATAAAGATGGAAATATTAACAAGTCCCCTTTATTTAATTTAATTTCTTCATCTTCAAACATTATAAATTCTCCTCCTTCATAATCATTATTTAAAATTCCTAATACACTTAATATAGGAATACCCTTTTCTTTACCTTCAAATAGTGAATGTATGTGATCACAATGTTGTGCCATTTTTGTATTTTCTGAATATTTATTAAATCTAATTTCGCTATGTGCTTTCCAACCATCAAACCAAGAAAATTTTAAATCTTTTATATATTTATAAATAGCTTCCCAAACTTGTTTCATAATTATTTCTTTTGTTGATATTTCTCTTGAATATAAAGTTGATAATTCTTGATCTCCTGATATTTTTATTGATATGTTTTTTCCTGAATTATAAAATTCATGTTGAGTCCACAAATTATTATTTAGGTTATTTAATTCTAATATTGTTTTATCACATATATCATCTTTTATAAAAGATTTATAATGCTTAACATAATCAGATAAATTTTTTTTCATAATTTAATTTCAGTAAGACCCTTATTACTGCCAAATGTTCCTTTAATAAAAACATTAAAGGCAAGACTAATTCTAGTATTGTTTCCTTGCTTTGTTTCTACACTATGGGTTAATGATGATGGAAATAATATTATATCACCAGTCTTTACTGGAAACCACCAACTTTCTGAGTTCCATAAATTCCAATCTTTTACTTCTGGTTTAATGCTAGAGTATTTGTCATTATAGAATTTAATCTTATCAAATTCTTCATTACAGTTAATGTAAAACACTCCTGATACTAAAGAGTTTGGGTGCTGATGTTTGTGATGGTATTGATTTGTTTCAGTATAATTTAACCAAGATTGAGTAATATAAGGTGTTATATTATTTGCTGGAGAAATAACTTTGTCAAAATAATCTTGTATCTTTAAATCTATTTCTGTTTTTAAATTAGTAAATAATTTATGATTAAGAATATAGTTATTATTAGATGTTGTATTGCCTTCATTTTTATAAACATCTAATTTCGTTTTATCAATAAATGATAATTCTTCCGTTGTGAGATCTCTATTTAATTGAGAGATGTAAATTGGTTTTGGGAATATACTATTTATTGTTGCTTCCATTTTCCTTCCTTTCGTTTTTTAATATACTATACTTCTACTATATCCCAAGTCAATGTTGATTCATTCCAAGAATAATTTAAACCATTTGCTAATTCTACATCTGGTTTATTAACTGGTGCTTCCCATAAACAAGTATCTTCATTTAATATCCAAGAGTTAAAAGGTTTTTTAGGAATAAAAGCATCTCTATCTTCATCATAAGTATATCCAACAGAAGCATGATTTTTTCTAAAAGGTGTGCCACCTAAAGAATGTACCCCACCATGAGTATTATAAGATGTTTGTTTCCAAATAGCCCAACCAGTAAGTTTAGTTAAAAAATCAATTCCAATAGATTCTTGCTCAACTCCATTAGCATCATGTAAAACTTCATTAACTACTGATTGAACTTCAATCACTTTTCCATTTAATCCTATTTTTGCAAAACTAGCCATTATGCTGTGTAACTCCCTGAACCATTAAATTTTAAAATTGTATTTGAACCTGATGTTGTAACAGTTGGAGAACCAGTTGTAGTTCCTGAATATTTAGTTGTAAGCATACTTAAAATAACAACTCCTTTTCCTCCTGCCGCACCATTAGTGCTACTTCCAGGTGGTGCTACATAAGAACCTCCTCCACCTCCTCCACCTAAATTTGCTGTACCAGCAGTAGGTATATAAGAGTTACCAGATCTTCCACCAGTTCCACCTCCACCAGTTCCTCCATCTCCTCCAGTTGTTGCTGGACTTGCTCTATTATCTGAACCTCCACCTCCACCACCAGCATAAGTTACTGAAGAACCAGTAATTGAAGATGCTGTTCCATTTCCACCATTACCACAAGCAGGGGCAGATGGACTAATGTTTGCCGCACCACCAACTGCACCAGCACCACCACCAGCACCACCATAAACACATACTGCTGGTTGTCCACCACCATCACCACCATTGTTACCTTGACTTGGTGATGTACTTGGAGTGTTACCAAAACCTGCATTTGGAATTCCTGGTCCAGAACCTCCTCCACCAGAACCACCAGCAGTTGGTCGTGAAGCTGAATTTCCTCCAGCACCACCTCCACCTCCAGCAGATGTTATTGTTGTTAAACCTGAACCAGATATTGATGAATCAGAACCATTTGGTCCAAAACCTGTCCCACCTGCACCACCATCTCCTACTGTTACTGTAATTGTTGTTCCTGCATTTACTGTTTGTGTTGAAGTTCTATAACCTCCAGCACCACCACCACCTGCTTGTACTGCACCTCCTCCTCCACCACCTGCTACTACTAAAAAATCTATTGAATAAGTTGCTGGTATCATAGCATCAGTTCCTTCTTGGAATCCTGATACACCAATCCAACCTTGTGTTGAATCTATATAAACTAATCTTACTCCTTCTCTATCACCAGTAATTAATAAACCATTTGTTTGACCTTCTATTTTGTTTCCATTTGGGCTTACTGTAATATTATTTGTATCTGCTGTTCCTGCATAATCTAAAATTATAACTTCATCTCCAGCACTTGGTGATGCAGGTAGTGTTACTGTAAATGCAGAAGAAGTTGTGTTACATGGATAACCTCTACCAGCTACTGCTGTAAATCCAGTTGTTTGAACTGATTGCCAAGAAACACCAGCATTAACAAAACTTAATACTCCTGAACCATTTGTAACTAATGCTTGACCAGAAACACCATCAGTTGCAGGTAAAGTAAATGTCAAATCTGAAGCTACACTAGCAGGTGCTTTTAATGCTACATAGTTTGTTCCATTAGCTGTTGTTTCTCTAAAACGAATTTCTTTTTGATTATCTATAATTAAGTTTTGAGTAGTTGTGTTTGCAGTATCAGATAAAGTTAAAACTGTACCAGTTGCAGTTGTTGATAAACCAGTTATTGTAATTGAAGAATCTAACCAATCTACTGTGTTAGCTGTGTAATTAATGGTTGCAAGTGATATATCATCAGCACCATCATAGAATTTTAAAGTAGGAGAAGTGGCATTTGTTGTATCTAACCAGATTTGTCCTGCGACAGCACCAGTTGGTCTTGATGTTCCTGAATTGTTTGTTTGAATTGCTGAAAGTGCGTTATTAATATCTGTTCTTACTGCTGGGAATGTAGCATTAGAAATAATATAATCGTGTTGTGCCATAATCTATCTAGTAACCTTTAGCTATATAATCAAATGTTTTTGATATTCCAGTATTTGAACTATTTTTAAAAGCAACATCAAAACCTGAAATAGTTTTGTTTGTTAATAAGAAATAGTCTCCAGTTGCCATTCCTTGTGCTGTAATACCAACTGCATAATTAGCACTATAAAAAGGCAAAGTAAAGGTTATTGACTTAGTTCCAGTTCCACTAACAATATCATTTCCACTAAATATTCTATCAGGCATATCTACTGTAACTGATAATGCTGTAATAACTGGAGTAGAAACTCCATCTAAAGAATTTAATCTTAATCTAAATTTATAATATCTAGCTGTGTAATCTCCTATTACAAAATTTCTAAATGAAGAATATGTTACATTGTCATCTGATAATGCTATTTCTAAATGTGCATTTGTAAATGTTGGTGAATCTCCATCAAATGAACCTAAGGCATCATCAAATGTTGCATACCCTCTACCACTATCAAATAGTTCTGAAGGGTTTTCTGCATATTGAGTTATTGAAGCTGTTATTCTTGATGTATAAACTGCACCTAAATTTATTGGTGCTGAAAATAAATAAATACCTTCACTAGCTAAAGATGTAAGTCTTAATTCTCCACCAGAAGCAGTTAAATTTGTTTTAGTACCAGAAAAACTAGGAGATTCTGTTTGCGTTGTTATTGCATTAAAATTCCCAACACTTAATAAATTTGTAGCTATAATTGATTCTGTTACAGATAAGTTACCAGCTTTATCAACTGCTTTAATTAAATAAGAACCTACTCTTGCTGGAACTGTAACTGAAGTAGCTGGTCTTGCAACTTTTTCAACTAAAGAAACTGAGTTAATCCAAGACGCACCAGTTGTTAATGTTGAAAATCTAATTTGATAGTAAGCCAAATCTAAATCAGGAATTTGCTTCCAACTTAAATGAGCATCTTGTCCAACAATATTACAAGCAAAATCTTCAACATCACTTGGTAAAGCTGTCCCACCCACAATAGTTCTTGTTGCAGAAGTATAAGTTGATTGAACTCCTAATGTGTTAAATGCTTTTACTCGCACATTATAAATTAATCCATCTACCACGTTTAATATTCTATGATTTAATCCTCTAACTTGACCAGATACTTGATAAGTAGAATCTGTGCTTAGTTTATATTCTACTTGGTAGTAATCCACGAAGTTATCAGGTGATGCACCGATTGTTACATCTAAAGCAGTTATAACAACTCCATCTGAGTATTCTATTAACTGGTCATCTAAAGTAACTGAAGCTGGTGCAGAAACAGAAAAAGGATTTGGTAATACAGTATCAGCTATTGTTGGTGCTTCGCCTTTTTCTTCCCAAGTATAAAAGTTAT